CCGCCTTTTGGATGAGTCGAAGGGCCCCATCAAGGTCTTCGTCAGCAGCCCTGGCGGGGAAGAGGCGACTGGCTTTGCTATCTTCGACACCCTTCGCATGTGTCGTAACCAGGTGGAGACGCATGGCTTTGGTGGCGTCTACAGCATCGCGGCTCTCATCTTCCAGGCAGGGAATGTCAGGTATCTGGCTCCCAACGCCGACTTGATGATGCACAACGGAAGCCTGGAGATCGGCACCGAAGGTTATATGGACACCGACAAGCTGGAGCGCCTTGGCCGCGAAGCCATCGTGAACAATGCTCGGTACCACAACGCCATCGCCGACCGCTGCGAACTCGAAAAGAGTGTTGTTGCTGGATGGTGTCGAGAGGAAACTCACTTCTCAGCTCTACATGCTGTAGACAACGGTCTTGCCGACCGCTTGATTGAACCAGAGGACATCTAATGGATTGGAACAAAGTCAAGCAATACGGGCTTCTTGGCGTCATTGTAGCTCTGCTGGCGCTGGTTGTTTGGGGTGCAATCAGCAAGAGCCAGAGCGAGAAGGAGCTGGTGCGACTTCGAAATGAGGTAGCTCTTCGGGACCAGACCATCGAGGTTCAGAGCGGAGTCTTCACACGCCTCACTCTTGAGTCCAACGACCTCAGAAAGCTCCTCGACACCAAGGATGAACAAATCAAGGGACTTGTCGAACAGGTCAAGAAGAACAAGGAAGACCTTCTCACCGCCAACCAGCTTGTGGTCAAGTGGAAGAAGGCGTTTGAAGGCGCAGCGAACGCAAAGCAGGACCCCGTGAGACCAGAGGACCCAAGTCAGCCTGGGCGAATCAGGGTTTCGTTCGAGAAGGACTGGGGCATGATTGCTGTGAAGGGCTACACAGTCACCGACCCTCCTGAGGCCTGGGTGTCGGTTCGGCAGCTCAGACCCCTCCGCATCACGGTGGCGGTGTCGCAGGACAAGACCGGCGCCTGGCGCACTTACGCTACCTCCAGCGAAGAGGACGTAGGCGTCGATGTAGCCCTGTCGGCCGTCAACCCCTACGTTCTGGAGCCCAAGTGGTACGAGAACATTCAGGTCGGCATGGCCGTTGCTGGTGGCTCTGGCGGCGGTCAGTTCGGACTCTTGGCTGGTGTCGATGCGACCTACAGGGTGGGGCAGTTTGACGTTGGCCCAGCAGCCTTCTTGACTTTCGGTGGTGGGAGTGGCATTACTCCATTCGTAGGAGCGAAGTTGAACTGGAGGCCTTTCCAAAAATGAGTGCCGCTGACATGGCGTTGGTTCGAGACAATGTGCCAGGTGGATTCAACCTTGCTGTAGGAGAGCCCTACTTCTTGCAGAGCGTGTACGGGAAGTTCTATCCCCGTATGGTCTATGGGAAGATGACCTACCCGTTGATTAACGGAGAGCCCGACCTCTTGAATCTGGTCAAGGCTCGTTTCTCTGGTCAGCATGTCGTCATCACCAACGGAGCCAAGCAGGCACTCCTGGCAGCACTCTACGCCCTCAAGAAGTCGGACGGACTGAGCCACGTTCTTCACCAGGCCCCCTACTGGCCCACGTACCCCACCCTCGCGGACCTCTCTGATATGAGGTTTTCGGCGGTTTCGAACCAGCCGGCAGTTGAGGCGAGGGGTGTGTTTGCCCGAATCATGACCGCCCCCAACAATCCTGATGGCTCAATGGAGTTCTACGGCCATGAATGGGACATCTGGGATGCAGCCTACGCCAGCCCCATCTACGGCTGGGATGGAGTTGTCCCTTGGCACAGAATCAGCGTTTGGAGCGCTGCCAAGCTCTTTGGTCCCAGTGGCTACCGAATCGGCTGGTTGGCTACAGGCGACGCCAAGCTTGCGCAGCTGGCATCCGAGTACATCGAGAAGACTACCAGCGGCGTCAGCCTTCCTTCCCAGCGCCTCATGTACGGGCTCCTGTTCAACCTGAACACGTTGAGCCATGAAGACCGCCAAGAGTACGAGAGCCAGGCACACGCCCTGCTGCAGGATACCTCTCAGGTTTTCATGCGGCTCTCGCATCACTTCCATGAGGTGAAGGGGTTCCCCGCGACCAAGCGAGGGATGTTCGCCTGGGTCCGAGCACGGGACCCGCTGAACTTCGCTCGGCGTCTTCACAACGCGAATGTCAAGGTGGTCAGCGGCCTTTTCTGTGGTGGTGACGAGGACTGGTTCCGTATCAGCCTCGGAGTACGTCCGGAGACGATGGAGGGGGCGGTGAACGCAATCCAGGAGGCTGAACGTGGATAGACACAGTGAGGTTGAGGCAAAGTTCGACGCGGGGAAGGTGACCTTGAAGCAGTATCACGATTTCGTGGCAGGGCTCAGTGGAGAGAAGGTCACCACCAAAGCTGTCGTGATTGACTCCTACAAGGCCGTCGTCGGCAGGGATACCTACTACGACCTAAACGGCTCGAAGCTGCGGTATCGAGAAGGTGACATGCCGGGCGGCGAGCTGACCTACAAGCAGCGCAAGTCTGACAAGAGCATCGCCGATCGAGTGGAAGTCAACCTGCCATTCAGCGGCAGAGTTGAGCCGAACGACGTCCATACGATGCTCGGCTTCCTGGGCGGCGTGGAGGTCTTCAGTATCGAGAAGATTTCCTACATTTACCACCTTCGTGGCCAGATGGGCGTTGAGGATGGAGCTAGCAAGCAGTACATCGCCGTCATCGCCCTGTACGACGTCACCGATGAGGATGGCAAGACTCGGCGCTTCCTCGAAGTTGAAATCGAGTCCAGTAGCGAGTGCAGTGAGGAGACGGGTCGAAAAGCCCTTGACAGATGGACCCGTATCATCAAGAATGGGCTGGAAGTTGAAGGACCTCTCAATGAGTCACTCTTTGAGATCTACTCGAAAGGCAAAAACCACAAATGACACGATCTGAGTTCAGGACCATCGCTGCCGACGTTTTCGCAGAGCTTCTTCCCAAGGTGAAGGCATCGGAGGAAAGGTCCTTCATCTCCACCCTCATGGCCGAGCTGGAAGACCAGGGGCTTGAGCTGGACAACGATGAGGCCGACGAAGACGAGTTCGAGTCGGACGACGACACCTACGAGGACTGATGAATCGCAAGACCACAACGGTCAGTATTGGTGGCGGACAGTGCCGAGTTACGGTCTCCATCGCCTCTGCGCCATGTGAGCCCGGTAGTATGCAGGCCCGCATGGCGCAGGTGGCGCTACTTCGAAGTCTCACAGACAACGTTGAGCTTCTGAATTGCGGGTTTTCTCCCTTCCAGAAGCTCAGCATGCGGCACACCGGCGATGTATGGCTGATTGAGATGGAGGCCGTACAGCCTGAATGAGGGAACATGTCCAAAAGCAGTAGGATGACCCAGCACAAGGCAAAGCGCGAAACTGCTTCTTCACAGAAGGAACTTCGGGAGGTTAAGCAAGAGAACAAATCTCTCCGAAGGCAACTCTCGAAGCTCAGGAAGCAGATGGGCAGGGCTTTGCAATACAAGGCCGAAGCCCAAGAGACCCCGGGCGACGAGCCAGAGACTCTCGCTGGAGAAGGTCCGGGTCCTGGGGCGTGCGTGGCGTGTGGGACTACCTCGGAGAATGTCGTTTCCTTTCAGATTCCAGGAGGAAACACTGTTCTTTCTGTCTGCAAAAAGTGCGGTCACAAGGAGAAGACGGTAAAGCCATGAGTGAGTTCACGGGCACAAGATGTGATGCTTGCACCAAGCTGGTAGATGTCCTGCCGATCCAGGCCGTTGAAGACCTCCACTGGGAAGAGGACGACTACGGTGGGCACACTTGTTCCGACTGCCTAGAGGTCAGGTCTCGACTTGAGGCCGAGGTCGCTACTGTAGACGACATATCTGTTTTCGGCGAGACCCTGACCGAGGCCGCCGATGCCATTCTGGAGTCCCCAGAAGTGCAGCGGGTGAAGGAGTTCGAGCGGTTCAAGGAACAGACACTTCAGGACCTCCGAAAAGACATGAAGCGTGTCGGAGCGACTGACGAGCAGATTGAAGAGATGGCTACAGAAGTTGAAGAGGAGCTTGACCTTCAGTTCAATCAGAAGTACAACCTCTTCAACAAGGAGAAGTGACCATGGGATACATGCACATCGACAACCTGTACAAGAACAAGGACCTTCTGATGTTCAAGAAGGTCTATGCTCTGGAGAAGATTCACGGGACCAGCGCCCACATCAGCTTCCGGCGTGTTCCAGGCCAGGTCAGCGATTTGACCGAGGACGAGGTCCGTGCGGCTGCGGAGACCGGCGAACTCCTCGTTGAGGTCGCTGCTCGGAAGGTCAAGGCTGACATCGGGTTCTTCTCGGGTGGCGAGAAGTACGACAACTTCGTCAAGCTCTTCGACCTGGAAGACCTCAAGAAGCGCTTCCTGGAGGCTGGCCCTGAGAAAATGACGGTCTTTGGCGAGGCCTACGGTGGCCGGCAGCAGGGAATGAAGGACACCTACGGTCCGGTGCTCAAGTTCGTCGCCTTCGACGTACTGATGAGCGACAACCGAGACCCGAATGCAGAGCCCGGCTCCAAGATTTGGCTGGGCGTGGAGTCGGCCACCCGGATGGTCGAACGTCTTGGTCTGGAGTTCGTCGCCTGGAATCTGGTCGACACCGACCTCGCCAGCCTGGACCGTGAGCGAGACCTGCCCAGCCGGCAGGCCGTCCGAAACGGCATCACCGAGCCTCGGATTGCCGAGGGAGTCGTGCTTCGACCTCCAATCGAGGTTCGTACTAACAATGGCGGTCGCCTGATTGCCAAGCACAAGCGCCCAGAGTTCTCCGAGCGTTCTTCGAAGAAGGACACCCAGGTCACGCCCGAGAAGCTGGCTATCCTCTCGAAGGCCGAAGAGATTGCCACCGAATGGGTCACGACGACGCGACTGGAGCACGTCCTCGACAAGATTCAGGCCCAGAAGCAGCGACCTCCCATGATGGAGGACACCCGGGAGGTCATCGACGCCATGGTCGAGGACGTCACCCGGGAGGCGAAGGGCGAGATTGTCGAGTCGAAGGAGGCTATCAAGGCCATCAGCTCGACGACTGCCAAGCTCTTCGCCAAGGTTCAGCGGAAGCGCCTGGAAGAGGCTGCCGGCCACTAGGCAAAAGGCTCTTGACTTCTGTCCCTCTGTAATGCAGAATGAAAAGCGGTCAAGGAGGCCACATGTCGATGAAGAAGGGCGAGATGCTGAACAAGATGCTGGTCTTGGCGACCACCCGGCACGCTGGACAGTTCGACAAAGCCGGGAACCCGTACATCCTTCATCCACTGAAGGTCATGTACTACCTGAAGACCGACGACGAAGAGCTTCAGTGCATCGCCCTTGCACACGACCTGGTGGAAGATACCGATACGACCTACACCGAGCTGTACGACATGGGCTTCACTGGTCGTGTCGTGGCCGGAATCCAGGCACTGACCAAGCTCCCAGGTGAGAGCTACGAGCAGTACAAGGAGAAGGTCAAGGCGAACAAAGACGCCATCAAGGTAAAGATGTGCGACCTACGTCACAACACCGACATCCGCCGGCTCAAAGGTGTGAGCGAGAAGGACCTTGACCGAATGGCCCGCTACAACCGCTTCTACATGGAGTTAGCCCTGCTTGACAGGGGCGACCAGTGAAGAGACACGACGTACTGGCCAGCTTGATTCGAACCCTGGTCATCCTGAACGTAATCGACAGCGTCTGCACTCTGTTCCTTGTGGGCCATCGACTGACCACTGAGGACAACCCCCTGATGGACATCCTCCTGGAGAAGGGGTCGTTGACGTTCGGCCTGGCCAAGACGGCCATCGCCATCCTCTCAGCTGTGATGCTGTGGTTCTCAAGGAAGAGCAAGTGGGCGATTCCGGCTACCATCTCCTTGCTTCTGGTCATGTCGGTGGTAGTATTCGTGCAGGTGGTCATGCTGATGCAGATCGGCTGGAATTGGAGATAAGATGCGAGCACACGTACTGAGCGATGTCCACTTCGAGCACATGTCTTCTGGCCTCTTCTTCTTCGAGAAGCTGGAGAAGGTCCAGAAGAACGACCCGGCCGATGTCGTTATCCTTGCCGGTGACATCTGTCAGATTGGCTCCAATGAGGCTCTCTGGAAGAGCCAGGTCGCACGTCTCATCAGTGGCTACAAGAAGGCGTTCTACGTTCCAGGGAACCACGAGTTCTACAGGTCGTCGTTCCCTGATGCCGCTGTCTTCTTCGATTCCCTGGAATCCGACCCCAATTTTCACAACCTCGTGCAGCTGAGCCGTGGTCCCCACGAGTACGGCGGCATCCGGTTCATTGGCAACACGATGTGGTTCCCTGACCTTGGAACTTCCTACCGAACCAAGATGGGGATGTCCGACTTCCTGGCCATTGGCGACAGCGCCAATCCCTTCGAGCCGGCCGTCTACCGGGAGCACGAGAAGTTCCTCTTGAACGTCATGGGACGTGTTCAGCAGGGCGATGTCGTAGTGACGCATCATCTGCCCCTCAAGGCCTGCATCCATCCTCTGTACGAGCATTCAGCCCTGAATCCTTTCTTCATGGCGGATATGTCGGGACACCTCAATGAGGCCCAGATGCCTCGTGCGTGGATCCACGGCCACACCCACACGCCCGTCGACCTTCAGCACAAGGGGATGCGTGTGTACTGTAACCCACATGCGTATCCTGGTGAGCGGTCGAACCTGAAGTTTTGGGACCGAATCGGTATCGACCTGTGAACAAGTCCAAGCTTCTCAGTCGAGACGAGTTCCGAGAGGGCGTATTCGCTCGTGACGGGAATCTCTGTGTCGTCTGTGGAGCTGCCGCTGTCGACGCCCACCACATTCTGGAGAGGCGGCTCTGGGGCGATGGCGGGTACTACCTGGAGAACGGAGCTTCTCTTTGTAGCCAGCACCACATTGAGGCCGAGCGTACAACGCTTTCTTGCGAGGAGGTACGTGCTGCAGCCGGCATCCAAACCGTCCTGCTTCCATCTCACCTGTACCGAGACCAGGTCTACGACAAGTGGGGGAATCCGGTCATGCCCAACGGTACGCGGCTACGCGGTGACCTCTTCCTCGATGAATCCGTCCAGAAGATTCTCGGCGAAGGGAACGTTCTCGGCTTGTTCACGACCCACGTCAAGTTCCCTCGCACGTACCATCTGCCCTGGTCTCCCGGTCTCATAAAAGACGACAGGATGATGGCAGAACAGGACCCCTTCGCCTCAGAGCCTGTTGTCGTGACCGTGAAGATGGATGGCGAAAACACCACCATGTACTCGGACGGCATCCACGCTCGCTCCCTCACCTACGAGCCACATCCCTCCAGGAACTGGGTGAAGTCTCTCTGGGGTCGGATTGCGCATGACATTCCAGAGGGATGGCGTGTTTGCGGTGAGAACCTCTGGGCAGAACATAGCATTCCATACAAGAACCTGGACGACTGGTTCTTGGTCTTCTCCGTCTGGAACGACAGGAATGTCTGCCTCTCTTGGGAGGAAACTAAAGAGTGGGCTTCTCTACTCGGGCTCAAGACTGTTCCAGTCATTTATGAGGGTGACGGCGATCGCTGTTTCATCGAGGGCTTGCATCGACAGAACTTCAATGGCGACCCTATGGAGGGGTACGTAGTTCGACGTGCGGGTGCTTTTCCGTACAGCAACTATCGCTACTTCGTGGGAAAATACGTCCGCGCAAACCACGTACAGACCCATGGGCACTGGATGAGGCAGCAGGTAAAGGCGAATTCACTGAAGGAGAAGGCGTGAACCGGCGAAGCTTTCTGATGGGCGGTGGTTTGATTGGAGCTGTGACCGCTCTTGTGGCAACAGCAAAAGAAGAGGCCCGCCCTCAGGAGGAGTTGGCGCCGTGCGATGGCCATGTTCCGGACGCCGGATACCTGAACGCCCCTGCATTCGCCATGATGCACGGTTCTAGCCCTGAAAAGAAGGCTATGGTCCCCTGCAAGAAGTGCGGTGCTCTTTTTGCCTTGACGATGGGACCTGATGCCGGTATGATTGGCATCGTAGCGATTGGAGTACCGAAGAAGTAGTTCAACCCAAACCCAGGAGACAAAACATGTCGAAGAATGGACCAGGAAGCCGTGCAGAGATTCGCCGATTGTCGGCAGAGAAGCGCATCGCAGCAGCAGCGAAGCGAACGCCAGAGCAGCAGCTTCAGCTGCTCGATGCCGGCGGTTTTGCGGCGAAGAAGGAGCGTGCCAAGCTGGCGGCGCGCATCGCCGCCCAGCAGAAGAAGGCGGCAAAGGACCTGATGAAGGCGACCACGTCGGAGCTGGGCGCCGCAGCCGTGGCAGGCGCCAAGATGTCGAAGTTCGTGAAGAAGCAGGTTTGCTGAATCAAGGTTTGCCGTGACGGGGCCAGGGTAGCTCCCAACCCTTCGGGGAAATTCCGTCAAGCAAGAGCCGAAGGCTTTGAGGTGTCAGGCAGTAGCGCTAAAATGCCTGACATCAATCGACCCTGAGAAGGCGCGTGTGGGTTCCGAGCGTGGCAATTCGGAGCCGTCTTTTACTGGACCGGCGTACAAGCACGTGATACGTACGCCTCCAGCGGCGGCTGGCAAACGAGGTACCCGGGGTCCGCCGACCGCCGGGTTTAGTTCATCCCTGGAGATTACCGTGACTACTCGAACTGTTGAGACCAAGTGGTATTTGTACCGCCAGAACAACAGCGGTGGCGTCTTCAGGGCCCCGGCCATTAACGTCTACGTTGAGGCACTGAACGAAGATCACGCTGACACCCGAGCTGAAGAGCTGGGTATCTACTTCGGAGGTCTGCTCGACTGCAGCTGTTGCGGCGACCGCTGGTCGACTGCTGAAGAGTACGGGGGAAGGGAAGACTGCCCAGAGGCAATCAAGTACTCCATGGACGATGCCGAGCCCACCGTTTTGCCCGTGCGCAAGGTCGAACGAAAGTGAGCGACTTCATCCCCACAGCTGGGCAGGCAGAAGCCCTCACCGCTATCAAGAACATGCCCCATATGTTCCCTGGCGGAGGAGGGCTCTGTGTCATCAGTGGGTACGCCGGCACCGGCAAGACGACACTCCTGAAGGTCCTGGCAAAGGAGTTCCCCACCCTCTTCGTGCTCACCCCCACTGGCAAGGCCGCCGTGCGGGTGAAGCAGGCAGCCGGCTGTGACGCTCTCACGATTCACCGATGGCAGTACAACCCGATGAAAGACGAGGAGTCGGGCGAGTACCAGTTCCTCATGAAGAAGGCCGAAGAGATTCGGCTTCCGCCCAACAAGACCCTCATCGTCGATGAGGCCTCCATGGTCACGGAGCAGGTGTTTCAGCACCTCTACTTCTTTGTCAAGACTCTTGGCATGAACCTGGTTCTCATTGGAGACGGTTTCCAGCTCCCACCAGTCGAGCGTGACCCGACCAAGAAGTCCTTCAGCGTGTTTTCGCCTGACTTCCAGGCGGACATCAAGGTCAATCTCACTGAGGTGCTGCGCCAGGCCCTTGAGAATCCCATCATCCGAATCGGAACCGACATTCGTACCAACATCAACATCATGTCGTCTGTACTAGCCCTTCCTGTGGTCGTGCCTTCTCAGCTGGAGACAGCTCTCCTGGAGAACCTGGCCAACAGTGGCGTCATCATCTGTCACAAGAACAAGACTCGACACGACCTGAATCTCAAGATTCGAGAGCTTCGGAAGCTGCCCAAGGGTGTGCTGTGGGAGAACGAGCCCATCCTCGTGACCAAGAACAACTACGACCTTTCCGTTTTTAATGGAGAGGTCTTCACGGTGGCAGAACTTGGCAGACGCCATCAGAAGTTTGCAGTCACTGACCGGCGAAAGAACAAGACACTCTTCATGGAGTTCCAGTCCGTCAAATTCTCGGACACTGAAGCTGAAGGAGTTCTCTCTCCAGAGGAGGTCTTTGGTAAGGCCGAAGAGCTGGACCCCGATGCCATCAAGTACGGGAGTCAGCAGTGCATGAAGAGGGACTACCCCGAGCTTGAGAAGGACGATCGACCCAAGCACATCCACGCCAACCTCGGATACGCACTCACCTGCCACAAGAGTCAGGGTTCCGAATGGCCTGAAGCTCTTGTTTTTGTTGAGGACAGCGTGAAGCTCAGTACGACTGAAGGGCGTCGTTGGCTGTACACTGCTATCACCCGTAGCAAAGACAAAATCAGAGTCGTCTGGCCTTGACTGCAACACACATGCCCTGGTAATCTACGCCCATGAGCCTCATCAAAGACCTCGAAGCAATCGAAGCAGCGCCACGCGGGAACGCCCGCCTAGAGACGCTCCAGAAGCTGGACAGCCCGGCCCTTCGCCGGGTGCTGACGTGGGCCTTGAGCCCTCAAATCACCTTCGGGGTCAAGAAACTGCCCAAGTACGAAGATCGCCAGAATGAGTTTGGCCCTGGGCCCTCGTGGAGCTTCCGCCTGACCGGGCTGCTTCAGCGTCTTCAGGTCAGAGACCTGACCGGCAACGCGGCCCAGGAGGCCATCAAGAACTTCCTGGACCTCTGCAGCCCTCTCGAAGCCAAATGGACCGAGCGAATCATCAAGCAGGACCTTCGACTCGACCTGGGCGCCAAGGACGTGAACAATACACTTGGTGATGGAACCATCTTCCAGTTCTCTGTGGCCTTGGCTGAAGACTACTCAAAGCTCAAGCCCGAGGCTCTCGCCGGCAAGTGGTGCGTGGAGCCGAAGCTTGATGGAGCACGCTGCGTGGCATTCCTTGCTGCACACGGTGGCCCCGTTCAGCTGTTCAGTCGGACAGGCAAGGAGTGGGTGAACTTCGAGCCCATTCGCCTCAAGCTGGAAGAAATCAATAAGCTACGAGATGGCCGTACCGACCTCGTTCTTGACGGTGAGGTAGTCGCAATCGTCAACGACCGTATCGACTTTCAGGCCCTCCAGCATGTTCTCTTCAAGAAGGACGGCAACCCACAACACCTGAAGTACCTCCTGTTCGATACCACTACCAGGGCTGAGTGGGAGAAGCCCCAGCTGCCCTACCGTGAGCGGTATGAGATGGCACGGGAGTTCGTCAAGCAGGCCTTGGTCGATGTCCCTGGCTCCTTCTCCAGGCTCGGAGTGGTCGAGATGTTTGAGACCTCCGACCCCGACCACGCTCGAATGCTCAAGCACAGCTCTGAGTTCGTTCATAAGGGCTACGAGGGTGCCATGTACCGTCGTAGCGACGAGCCCTGTCTTCTCAAGCGCTCAAAGGCACTTCTCAAGGTCAAGTCTTTCTCGGACGCAGAGGCGATGGTGGCAGGTGCTGTAGTCGGCAATGGCAAGTACGCCGGCATGCTCGGTGCCCTGGAGTGTCAGACCAAGGACGGACAGAAGTTCGAGATTGGCTCGGGTTTCTCTGATGAACAGAGGAAGCTGTTCTGGAAGCAGCACAAAGAAGGGAAGTTGCCAAACCAGGTGACGTACAAGTACTTTGAAGTCACTGAAGACGGGAAGCCCAGGTTCCCAATCTTCAGGGGCTTTCGACACGGAGATGACATTGGATAACATCAAGCAGACCCCACAGACTGTGATTGCAGTTCAGAAGGACGGAACCAGCTACTACACCCAGGCTCTTGGTCGGAGCACTCTTGGTTCTGGTCTTTACAGGATGAAAGCCATCGTCGCTGACGGCGAATACATTCCAGGATTCACACCGGTTGAGATTTCCAACGATCCTCCGGTGGAGATCGACAACAGTATTTCTGAAATCTCTCAGGAGTTACAGACCTTTCTGGGCCGACGCGAAATCTTCAAGAAAATGGGCTTCGCGCACAAGCGAGGCTACCTGTTTCATGGGCCCCCTGGGTGTGGGAAGTCTTCTACCCTCCGCCTTCTGGAGAGCCTTTTCGTCGAGAAGTTCGATGGCCTGGTTCTTTTCTGGGACAATGGAGGTTCGGTCCAGGACTACTACGAACACGTTCGACGGCACGAGCCCGAGCGCCCCGTTATGCTTGTTTGCGAGGACATCGACAATCAGGTCTCCTCCTTTGAGGAGTCTATCCTTGAGTTTCTGGATGGACACCAGGGTTTGAACAACTTCGTGCTTGTGAGCACTACGAATAATCTGGAGGCCATCCCAAGTCGCATCAAGGACCGCCCCAGCCGTATTGACCGTCTGGTTGCAATCAACAAGCCCAGCCAGGAGATCCGGTACAACTACCTGCTTTCGGCGGGTATTTCCAAGTCCTCAGCCCTGGACCTGGCCAAGCGAACCGATGGACTTTCGATTGCTCAATTGAAAGAGATTCTGGTGGCTGTCGTCTGCCTGGAACAGCCCCTGAAGCCAGTCCTGGAGCGTCTCAAGGTAGCTGACATGTCTCCACTGGAAGGGAACCTGCTCAAGGACGACACGGACGAATACGATGACCTCTAAGCTGGTGTATTGGCCGGCCGATGTGCTGAAGAAGGTCTCGTCACCCCTCATTGCAGCCCCGGAACTAGACTTGGTGTCTACGATGCAGAACACCATGAAGGCGCACCAAGGCGCCGGCCTCTCTGCTGTCCAGATTGGCGTCCCCGTGCGCCTCATCGTGGTCGATTCAGCGGCCCTGGGGCCCGGTGTCTTCGTCAATCCTGTTCTCTTGAGTGCGAGTCGTGAAGGAGGCCACAAGAACGAGGGATGTCTCTCTGTCCCAGGCTTCTTTGAGAGCATCTGGAGGCATGACAACATCAGGGTGACCTACAGGGACGAGAAGTTCGAGCTGCACGAGAACGTAGAGTTCCAGGGCTTCATTGCTCAGGTCCTCCAGCATGAAATGGAGCACCTCGACGGAAAGATGTATCTCGACCACTTGTCCAAGGCACGACGGTCTGCTATCCTCGGCAACATGCAGAAGCTCCGCAGGGCTGGGAAGCTTCGGTAGAAAGGCCTGTTGTGGTCACGGTCATCGTGGTCGACCTGGAGTCGACCTGCTGGTTCCCTAGAAAGAACAGCGGAAGTCAAGAACAAGAAGTCATCGCGGTTGGGACGGCTCGTCTGGAGCTTAAGGACCGTGACTACCAGGTGACACCCCTTGAGTGTGTCTATGTGCAGCCGCAAGAGTCGACCATCTCTGATTTCTGTACCCAGTTGACCGGCATCACTCAGGAGTTTCTAGACAAGAACGGGACGGACCTCATGGGCGCCATGGAGAGAACTCGCCAGCACCTCAAGGGCCCTGGCATGTCCTACAGTTGGGCCAGCTTCGGTCTCGATGACAAACTCTTCCTACAGAAGCAGTGCGCCCGCTTTGGGGTTCCGTTTCCATTCAGTCAGCACCACTACGACATCCAAGACCTTCTTCAGGTCATCCGAGGAGACAAGAAGACGGGCCTCAACAAGGCCCTCAGCAGCTTCGGACTCAACTTCGAGGGGACGCACCACAACGCGATGGACGATGCTGTCAATGCGGCGCGTGTCCTCGGCGAGCTAGTCAAGCGTTACAGGCGAAAGGACATCTCATGAACTACTACGAGAAGCTTCAGAAGCTCAACGAGCAAATACAGGCCGACTTCTCTGATGAGGGCGACGAGGGGAATTCACCCGTGTACGTCTACCACCCTCAGTACGTTGACGTGAACGCACCATGGGTGTACGTCCACTTCGAGTACTCAGGCCCCCTGAGTCTGGACGCTCTGAAGAAAATCGAGAAGAGGTTCATCGACTTCTGCGCTATGGAGGGTGGTTCCTACCAGAGTCTTCGAATGAGCCGGCAAGGACCAGGCTTCGTCGTCAAACTCGTCTATGTAGGGCCTTAGACGACCGGCTTGTCTTCCCTGTTGTAGACGAACTGCTCTTCCTGGTCGAGGAAACCACCGGCGTTGTAGCCGCTGATGTCCGACCGCCCGTAGTTGGGCCCACGTCCCTTAGCGGGGATGATCCGAAGGCCGATACTGGTCCCGGCGATACTGACGATCTCCACCTGGTCCTGGACTGTTCCTGCCGTGTTCGACAGCCAGGCCCGCGCCCCCACATAGAGGTCGGTCGCCGAGCTGACGGTAGCGAAACCGGTGGCCGTAGCCGCCGTGACAGTTGCTCTGACTGCTCGTGTGATTTTGCCTGCCATGTGTTTCTCCTAGCGCTAAGATTGCTGCTTTAGCCGTTGGTGTTCAAGATGTCGAACATCGTGTAGGTGACTTCAATCCAGATGACGTAGAAGCTGCCCGTCGTAGCTGGAACGCTTGAGTTGACGTCCAGAGCGAATACATCATCCAGACCTGTCACAGTCCTGTTGGATGGCGTTGCATTGATGGTTGGCGTGAAGATTTCCGACGCCGAACTGGCCGCCAGAGCAAGGGCCGGATTCACTACACTGAAGACCGGAGTAGCCGTCCACCCGAACGGCGCACTACCGATGGTATCTGACCGAACCATCTTCTGCATGGAAAAGTTGGCGGTACAGCCACCTGCAGCACCGCTATGGTTCACTGCAATGCGAACCTGGGTGATGACAGCCCCTTGAGGGAGGTTGAATTGATGGTACAGCTGCAGATTGGTGGTGACAGCGGGGGCGCCCAAGCCAAGCCGGTTCTGGCTACTGGAGCTGCCGTCCAAGAAGACTCGGTCGTTGTTGTTGTCGGTGCTGATATTGTACTTGAGCGATGAACCGCCCACCACGTACTTCATCGTCCGACCTGCTGGGTAGGAGATGTTCGTGTTGGTCGTGATGGCGATAGCCTTCCCGGACGTCGAGGCTACCTCGATGCCATGGCCAGTGCCGTTGCCAACAAAGGAGGCACCCGCGCCGTTGGTGCCACCAGTTCCACTGACGCCAATGCCAGTCGTTCCTCCGCCCACGCCACGCACGCCGGTGCCGTTTGGAGTGCCACCAGTCCCAAGGACACCGACGCCAGCGACAGTAGAGCCATTGCCACCAAAGCCCCGGACACCAACGCCACCGTCGCCAGTGGTACCGTTACCACCCGTGCCCTGGATACCGATGCCGCCAGCGCCAGAGCCTGTGCCGTTGCCGCCTGAAGACTCAACACCAATACCACCAACACCAAATGAAACCCCGTCGCCACCGAAGGAACGGACGCCAACACCAGGCGTGCTTACGCCACCCGTGCCCTGAAAAATGCCACCCGCTGCACCGAGGCTGCCTCCGGTACCGAGATGGCCGCCACCCGTTGCAACGATGCCGGCTCCGTTCGGGTTTGAACCGGAGCTATTGCCACCAGCACCACCAGTGGCCACGACACCAGGCCCTCCTGTTCCAAACAGGATAGTGCTCTGAGACCCGCCCTGACCCCCCGTGAATGAAGCGCCTGCACCACCGGCACCAGCGTTGATGGGGCTTGTGGTATTGCCGCCTGAGCCACCAACAGCCACGATGCCTCGGCCGCCAGCACCAGCGAACCCGCTGACGATAGCGGCACTTCCACCAGCACCAGCGAGAGCGCTGATTGCGTCGGCTCCTGCTCCACCGTCGTTCGTTGCGCTACCTGCACCGCCGATCGCCTGAATACCGAGACCACCGTTGCGTGCGGCGCTCATCGTGAAGGTGCTTCCTGGACCTCCAGCCGAGATGAGGCCAGTCCCGCCATTGGCACTGATTCCAGCTCCACCCGGCTGCCACCCGACAAAGGAACCTGCCTCAGAGGCGCTGTTTGCAAGCCCTTGAACGCCGTGTGCTGCAGTTCCTGAGGCACCGCCGATTCCAACGACACCACGCCCGTTGAGACCAGAGGCATTTCCCTGTACACCGATGCCAGTCGCAGCAAAGCCCTGGACACCAGTGCCAGCTCCACCGCTGACTACTTCGCCACGCACGCCCACAAATCCCTGGGTCGTGCCCCAGACACCCATGGCATCCGGCACAGCGTGAATACCCCGTACACCGGCAGCAGTTGAAGAGAAGGCTCCACCACCCGTTCCCTGGACACCAATACCGCTGGTGCCACCCACCACCGTCAAGCCGGCGTTCGAACCGACGACAGCGTATGGGGCCTGACCGATGGCTACTGCGTTGTTTGCGTCCAGAACAAGTACAGTCGGAACGCCCGCGCCAGCATGGGTCGGGTTAGCTGCCTGGTTCAGTCTGACAGCTCCAGCGACAGTGCTCGTGGCAGGCTGGAACGATACGTTCACGGCCAGGCTGGAGTCGCGAGTGTAGACGTTGCCCGCCAGACGCCAAGCGATGATGAACCGGGAACCGGGAATGACGGGGACAGACAGAGTCTGAAGAGCTGCCTTCTTGGCGGTCAGTGCTGAATTGGAAGTTCGGTCGATGTCGACGTAGATACACTCGCCATCTGCGATATCGGTCAGCCCGGCAAGGTTCGAAGTCTGGTCGACGATGGTGTTGAAGTACACCCCAGCACCATTGGCATTGTCAAAGGCAATCCTCAGGCTCTGCCAGCGGATGTTTCCGCCAACGAACTCGAAGTTGTCTCCAGTAGAGGCGAAGACAGGGCTGGGAACGCGGACCATCCGGACGTTTCGGTCTGCGGTCGTGCTGTACCAGTTCTCACCACCGCCCAGCTCCCAGAGCCTGGTCATGATTGCGTCCATCCAGCCCTTCTGGCTCTGGATGGACTTGTCGCCACCAGTAAAAACATTCAGTCCAGTCGTAGGCTCCACACGCCCCTGCCCCCACGAGAAGGTGCTGAGGCGGTCGGGAAAGTCGCCGCCACTGCCAAGCCGCCACAGAATGTTTCGGGCATCTTGAACGCTGCCAGCGGGCGCTGCAACGTTGTTTGAGCTGTCGGTGGTGATTTTGGCAATCGGAACCAAATTGGGGCTGGCACTGAATGGAGTCGTGCTGATGACGATGCGGTAGTCCAGAGTACGACCAAGCGGCACCGTCTTTGGGCTTTCCAGCAGTGTGTTTGGGTCCAGGAATTGAGCGAGGTCTGAAGTCGTGGGGTCCGAGCTTCGAGTGAGGTCGAGGCCGATGTAGTTCACCTGGCCAGCAGTGAAGCTCCCGTCCACTCGTGGGTTGGTAGCCGAGTTCAACGTTTCGACGTTGCGGTCTGCTGGCACCCAAAGGAAGGTCCCAGCCTCGCTTGCATTGACGTTGTAGAGAATGCCGTCGGCAGTGCTCAGTTGGACGCTGTTGGCTGCAGTCCCTGAAGCGAAGTTGGCAAGGGCGAAGCCACGAATGACGACGGGGGCATCTCCAGCCTGGACTCGGCCAGCAACAACGTCGAAGTCGGCTGCGATAGAAGACTCCACGCTCCGAAGATGTGGAACGTCGAGGCGCATCTGGCCGAGAAGGTTGAGTTGGCGAAGAACGCTCATCGAAATCTCCAGGGAGGTTTAGGCCGGTTGACTAAGACCAGACCCAGGTGTAAGATTGCTACTACCCCGCGAAGTTGATTCCCAGGGGTTTGACGTCGTTAGACCACATAAGCGCTTCAAATTCCAGGCTTCCGGTAATGATACCACGTGTCGGGATGGACCAGGCTTGGCTGACCAAGCTGCAGTTGTCCGCCTGGAAGAGTACGGTGTCCTGTGCGCCACGGTCGACAAGCATGACCGAGAAGTATCTTTCACGGACCACTTCCTCGAAAGTTGCAGTCATACCTGCACCTTCAGCACCGCCGTCGCCTACAGTCCGATACACCTTCATGCTGGCCGTTATCTTACCCTGAGTGGGTGCCAGCTCGTAGGGGTGCATCGAATCGAGCCCAAAAAGAGCCCGACGAGGAGACATTGAGCGAAAGCTGAACTCAGAGACCCGGCCGTACGGCCTCCCGTTGACGTACAGGATGACAGCTGCGGATGAGATTACACGAGCCCTTGCCATTACTTCCCCCTGTTCTCTTGAACCTCTTCCGAGATGTCGTCACCAGCAAACACGGCCACCTTGTCACTGAGCTTCTGGGCTCCCGTTGCTGGTAGGCCTTCGCCGCCGAGGCCACGGTCGCCTGGGTACACCACCGTGATGTTCGGGGTGACACCAGACGCCAACGCCTCCTCGGTAGCAGCAGCTGCAGCCAGGCGACCGGTGCTGGACGAGGTGATGTACGAGCTTCCTTTGCTGGCCATTGGCGCGTACGGCTCCTTCTGAGAGAGCAAGGCGACCTTGCTCCCCACTGGGTGGTCGGAGATGAATCTGTAGCTGTAGTCGAGGGTGAGCTTGACGGTTGTAGGACTGGACTTGTAGCGGTTGAGGTACTTGACGGGTCTCGTCTGGACGTCTGTACCAAAGCTGAATACAACGTAGCCTTCAGCATCAGGGAAGACACTGCCGATGCCACCGGTGTCGTCCAACTCAACCTCTTCGTAGTTCTGGTTCGCGAACAGAGCCGTAGTGAGCGTCGATTCCGTAGCGGTGATTGCCGCGCCCGCCTTTGGGTCGAAGACGTACGGGCCTGGGTCGTTGACCGCTTGCGCAGTAGCCCCAACCCTGGTCAGTCCGGCTTCAGTGCTCCAGTCCTGAGAAACGCTTCCGACGACCGTAATGCTCGCTTGGTCGCTCGCTGTTTCTGCATAACTGACCGTCGTGGGGGTCACGGAAGTCACGGTCTTGAGACCTCCACCGAAAGCACCAGTTCTAGAGTTCACGTAGATGTAGTCGCCGACCACGATGTCGTGAGCTACCAGGCCGACCGGGAAGGTGAGAGTGAGCGTGGTGACGTTCGAGGTGCGAACACCAGTGGCGATCCTCCAGGTTCCTCCCGTGCGAGCTTGTGTCCAGCTGCTGTCGTCACCCACAAAACGAGGGCCGAATGTAGAGCTGTATCCCACAGCCTCGGGCTTTGCCTTGGTCTCAATCTGGAGCACAGTGGGGCTGACGACTGCGGTCACTCTGTGCTGCTCGTTCAGACCCGTGCCGCTGACGATAGAGCTGCCACGGATGTAGGTGAGAGCCTTGGTGTTGGTTGCTCCGGTCCCATCGAAACCACCATAGAGAACGATGTCTCGCTCGTCTGGATTGCGGGCGGACGAGACAGCCCCAGCAGAGGTCCTGAACTTGACAGGCTCGGTACGCCACGTCATGGTCTTCAGGTCTAGGATTTCGGGGTGAGCTGCGTCGTCCACGTTTGCGGTGTCGATGTAGTTGAAGGAAGAACCGCCAACCACGACCACCTTGCTAGCCAAAGGCAGATGGTGCATAGCGTGGCCATGCCGACGAACGCCGGCTGGCTTGACGGGGAACCATCGACGGACAGTTGGGTCGTACAGCTCTGCTTGGTTCAAGCTGTTGTTGGGCCAAAGACCGACTGTCGCTTGATTCGTGAGTGGTGGGACTTGAGTCGTCTCGTATCCCAGGCCGCCGGTCACGAGCACGTAATCGCCCGGCAGAACGACGGCCCGATGAAAGGCTCGACCGACAGTCATGCTTCCGGTCTTGGTCCAGGTGGTTCCGTTGTAGATTTCGCAGGTGTCCGTCACTGCACCAATAGCTCGGTCCACGGTGGCAGTAGAGCGCTGGTGTCCCCAGCTACGCAGGAAACTGTCTCGAATCTCGTCTGCAGAACGAGCCTTAGCGCTGACCCTGAAGTCGTCCAGGAAGCCCTCACAGCCCGAGCTTGGAATTTCTGGGTTGTGGGCAATGTACCAGGCCAGGCCCGAGGTAGGCCCACCACTGGCGTTGGCCAGGTTGAGCCATTGGTCGGTTTGGAAGCCATTGACGAAGAGAGTCACGTTCATGTTCCGGCCTGCAGTACCGTTGACCCATCTGAATGGCAGGTCAGATGCCGTCTCAGCGTAGGTGATGCTGAGTGTGTCGGGAGTACTGATGATGGTCTTTGGGCCTGTACTGAAGTTCGAGTCATCGCTCGACAGGTAGATGACGTTCCCTGGACTGAAGCCATGGGCGTTGGCGAAACGAACAGTAGTGACGTTCGAGATTCTGGACGCGCTGCGGATGGAGACGGGAGAGTTGAAGCTCTTCCTGAGTGCGATGTGGTTGTAGAGGGTCGGTCTCCAAAGGGCTGCGTCGGTCGCCGGATCGGTCTGCTGGCTATTGGTAACAGAGGTCGCCGGCCAGGTGTAGGTCGAGCCCTGAGTCACAGCGACACCTGAGCCGTTTTCCCACCGCCAGAAGATGCGTCCAAGGTCGCTCATGCCAACGTGCAGAAGGACGTTGTCGGCAGAGGCGCCCGTGGCCCCGCCGTAGGTGATGAAGGTTCGTGGGTCAGTCGTGGTCCTCTTGAACCAAAACTCAACGGTCCACTCGCCAAGAAGGGCGTTCTGTGCGGTGGCGCTGCCGTTTCCGGACAGCCTGGTGCCAGCTGCACTGAAGTCGAGGGCACGGTCAATCTTGCCGTTCTCTGTGATGATAGGAGCTGTTGGCGAGCTAAAGGTGAGAGGGAAGGTTCCGGTAGCGTCGGAAGAGGTCGGACCTGCAGCTTCGTCCAATCGCCAGAGAGCCAGAGTCTTGGCATCTAGGATGTGCCCTTGGCCCATCAGACGCCCGCCGATAGCCATGAGGTCGCCGTTGCTGAGTCGGACCAGCTGGAAGTCGGACCTTGGGGTGCTCATGGAAGGACCAGCACTCCAGCTGGTGCCGTTGTAGATTTCGGTCGTAGCGACAGCAGTACCTTCGCTCTTGGCGCCGCCCACAACAATCACAGAACCGGAATCCAGAGTTGCCTGTTGATGCCCACAGTGAGGCGATGACATTGGAGGCAGGTTGTTCCAGACGCCGTCCAGTTGGTACTGCTCAGCTGAATTGAGAACGGAGAAGGGTGTCTGAACCATGCCGCCTGACACGATTGCTCCCGTCAGGAATGGACTACCGGCCGCTTGTTCCCGGGCGAAGTTCAGAGCCGACGTCGCCACCCAGGTGTGCGAGCTGCGAGTGGCTCCGTCGGCCTCGGTTGCGTCCGTGATGGTGGAGGTCGAGCCAAAGACGTAGCGATTGGTGTTTGCGACAGTGGTTCCTGCACCCGATGACTGAAACCCGTTCGAGGTGGTGATGATACCTGCGACTCTCGTGTTTCCTCCAGCGAACAGGACCTGCCCATTGCTCAGAGTAACGACAGCAGAGCCCTCGCTGATTGCGACCGGAGGTGTCTGACTCTCAGCTACGATGCTCAGGGGACTGGCGGCGTAGCCAAATGACGACGGGAACACAGCGCCGGTGCTCGGCGTGATGAACGGGATACCAGGGGCCAAGACGATGTCGTTCAGCTGGACTTGCATACCGACAGAGAGGCCGTGTGGTGCAGCCGTGGTGATGGTCGTCACGCCCGACGAATTCCGAACGAGCCTCACAATGTCTTGCGTAGAGTTGAGCCGACCGTAGAAGGCCTGGTTTGGGCCCCGGCTGACGACTTGTGTGGTCGCTGGGATACTGACATCGACCTGGCCATTCCTCGTCTGAGCCACAACCACCGTGCGTCCTCCAGACGCAGCGATGCTGTTCCGGATTGGTCGATAGAAGGTGTAGCCGCCGTTAGCTGTCTGAATCGCAGTTCCAGTGTACGCGATGCGCTGAATATCGAAGGTCTGCGTGACGTTGGTAGGTGTGTTCCAGGTGATGGAGACAGCCTTCACGGAGAAGGAACCGGTGATGCCGATGTTGGCTGCAGCACCGATGACGACGTAGTCGCCTTCGCGCACTGGACTCAGGTCAATCAGCGGACTAGTTGCGGTCAGGCTGACCCTGGTGGTGTCTGGGGTTGGGTTGCTGTATACCCAGGAAGCACTACTGATGGAGCCGCTGTACGTGTTGATTGACGTCGGAAACTTGAGGACGTTCTGGGCAGTTCCGCCCGTGACTCGAACGAACGAGCCAAGGCCCAAGGAGCCGCTGTAGATGCGGACTTTGTTCTTCCCTGTAGTTGGGTCCAGGTACGCTGAGGCGAAGCCCTTGCTGCCTGCGTCCTTCATTACTTTGGTGAGAGCGAAGGCGACTTCGACGGCCTTGGCGTTGGTCGAAGAGCCGAACTCGTCGTTCGTGAAGACGTGAGAGAACTCTTCCTGCTCGTCCAGTGTCCAACTCAACGTCAGGATGTTGCCGCTGAGATTGAACTTCTCATCGACCTCTGTCTGAATGAAAGCTCTCAGGCTGTCCTGGCCGTAGTAGACCTCCAGGAGTTCCCTGATGGCCTGATGAACGACCTTGTTGGAATTCGTCTTGACAGCCAGCTTGCGGAACAGCTCATCATCAATACCCACACCAATAGGCTTCATCAGGCCGTAGTTGGCAGCTCTCCTTTCCAAGTACGAGCCAGATGCAGAGGTAATGAAGAGCTGGTCGAAAGCAGCCCTGGCGTTCAGCCAGTTGATGTCGTCGCCAACGCTGAGGGCCTTGATGACGGCATCCCAGTTCGAGCCCTTCAGAGCCGTACCGAGGTGCTTGCGGATGATGCTCTCTGCATCGTCGCTCTCAGCGCCACCACTCAGAGGGGTGAGGCTTGCGGTGCTGGTGACCTGGAATTGAGCCGCGACCGGGAATGTGATGGGGTTGCTTGCGGGTGTCTGGACGTTGGAGACAGTGACGACCCAGGTGCCGACAGTCAGGGGGCCCGTGAAGGTGATGTCGAACAGGAGAGAGCTGCCACTGACAGGCTGGACATTCAGGATGGTGTAGGGTCCAGGACCGCTGAAAGCGTAGTTCGCTGGGTTCAGCGCATCGTTTGCGCCGGCAGGATTACTGGCCCTGGGGGCAGAGCTGTACCTGACCCGCACGGTCACAGCGGAGACGGCTGAAGCACCCGCTACGTAGAAACCTGAGCCAACAAATGGTACTGAGCTAGGCATTACTGAATCCCTCGTCTGTTCAAGATAGACTTGATGCCGCTGGCGCTACGATTCATGGTCGCGGCTATGCTTCTAAGCGAATACCCTTTTGAGCGAAGCTCGACCGCCTGAACTTCAATATCTTCAGGAGGCCGTTTAGCGGCTGAAATTTTCTGTCCTATAGCTATTTTCTCGTCTGGAGTCCTGGAAGACCATTTCGCTTTGTGGGACACCGACATCTTGTTTTTGACTTCCAGTCCAAGTCGCGTCCCTTTAAGAGCCAAAGAGAGTTTCAGCTTATGCTCCTCGCTTTTTGCTCGGCCCTTTTTGGCTGACGAAATCTTGCCACCTATAGCTAGCCTTTCTTCCGAGGTCATGGATTCCCATCGTGACTTGTTGGAAGCTGACATCTTGGTTCTTGTTCCTGGGCTGTGCTTCCCCGTGAATCCCTCTCCACCTCGACATTGGTTTGTCAGTGGGCAGCCCATGGCTCTGAAGTAAGTAATCCAGTGGATTTCGGCTTGACCCAAGATTTCTGGTTCCTGGAACTCCTGGATGATGACGATTTCGGGCTTCAGGCTCTCGCTCAGGAGCTGGCGGATCCAGTTGTTTTTGTAGGTGTTTGTCTTGAGAAAACGGGGCTTCATGTGCTCTCGCGGACGACGGAGACTCCTCCTGCTCATGCCAATGTATCGGAGCTGCCCGTTGCGTGGATCGACCAAGCCGTAGATGATGAATTGCGCCATGGTCGTAAGATTAGGTCTGGAGCCTACTATACAAAATTGCCCTGTAGGTCACGAACGTTGCTTACCGTCAAAGTGTAGGCAGCCCCTACTTGCTGCAGGCTGGTACGTAGATTGAAGATGGTAGCATTTTCTTGTGTGACCTCGAAAACAGTGAGGCCTCCACTTCCCGTGATGACGTAGTTGCCCGGAATGAGAGCGTCGGACGGCTCCACCGGCTCTGAGAAGATTACCTTTACGCTGAAGCCATCTCCAGCACCTGCAACGACAACGAACGGAACAATGCCGACGCCGGTAAAATTCGAGGTGAAGGGGCCACCGTAGGGGTCGCTGAAGAGGTTCTGGATTCCCACAACAGGAAAAGCCAGCGTGTAGAGCACGCCAGTGCGAGCCTCGGTGTGATATAGCTTGACCCGAGGGCCCGCAACCACAACACTCGTCACTACCGGGATTGGAGCCCCACTGACGCCCGTGGTGACCGTCCACTGGGCCGGCACCAGGGCTGGGCCGGACAACGCCACGTTGGTCGAAAAGACCAACTCAAGACGGTCTGGATAGGCCTCGATGAGCAGGATGGTGAAGCCAGCACCAGTCCCGGCTGGGTCCCCGAACCCAGATGTCGAGGCGAGGCCTGACCCGCTGCCATCGCCCTGCGAACCATAGCCCTTGGTGACTGGAAACGGCATTGGGTCTCCTTAGACCGGGTCAGACCGGGTCTCTGCGGAAGGGGTTGATGCTCGTAGGCACGCCAGCCTGGTCGAAGAGGTTGAATTTCTTGAGAATCGTAGTGCCGTCAGGTCGGGTGAAGACCATCCTGTTGATGTCGGGCCCGCTGGTGTGAATTTGCCACTTGCCGAAGTCCATGTCGTACATGTCTGGCAAGAGGTCTGGCGCGAAGTCCTCTGGCCGAACAAAGCGAGATACACGACGAGGGCTTGCTGAGACCCCGCCGTCCACGATGTACACGATGCCTCGGTTGGGGTTCGTGGTGATGTCAGGAGTGAACTTGTAGGCACCACCGCCAATCTCAGTGATGGCCGGCGGAGTCAGCACCGTACCCAAGTCGTCTCGGTATGTGTCGAAAGTCGGAGTAGCGCCAGTCAGTGGTGCCTGGGTGGTGGCGTTGTACAAGAAGAACACTTCGATTTTGGGGCTAGGCATTGCTTACCTCGAATACCACTGGGTCGTGTTGATGGCGAAGAACGCTCGACCACCACCCGCACTCACGCTGAAGGAGTTGTTCACGCCCAGCGAGTCAATCTGTCCGCCGGTAGCAGGGAAGACGGCCAGGGCGTTGGCGCCATTGTTGAAGACGAGGATTTCCATACCAGCGATAGCTGTAGGGAGACGGACAGAGTCCGCTGCCGTGGCCACAGTGGTAACGTTGTTCACGTCGGTGGTCAGAGGTGTTGCGCTGGCTTGGCCACCACCAGCAAATGCTGCGATACCGGTCGTGGTGCTTCTCAGAACGAAGCCGGTCACGACTGCGTTTCCGGTGACGTTCAGGCGTCCGGCCACGTCGAGCTTATTGCCTGCCCCAGGTGAGGTGCCGATACCGACACGGTCACTGGTCGAGTCAACAACAAGAGTGTTCGTGTCGACGATGAGGTCGCCGGTGAACTGCCCTGCACCGGCAACATCAAGGGCAACAGTAGGGGTCACGTTGTTGATTCCCAGACGCCCAGTAGTCGTTACAGTGAGAATGCGAGACTCACTGGTGCCGTCATGGTACCAGGTCTCAAGACGATTGTTGTTTCCTGCGGTTGCGTGGTCGACAGTCCAGGTCCTGTTGTTCGTGCTGTCGTGGATACTGAGTCCCTTTCGGATTGTCCCGACGCCACGAATAAGCTGCGACCTCACGCCTGTCGTTCCAAGGTCGACAACGAACGGATGGGTGAAGCCGGCAACACCACCCATCGTACTTGTATTGATGCCGACTTGCCTGGTTGAGGTGTTCCCTGCAACGAAGAGAACGTTGTCTGTTGGGTTGCAGACAAAGGTCCCCCCGTTCCCAAAGGTGTAGTGGTTGGTGGTTCCGTTTCGGATGGTCAGTCCGGACGGAATGTCGATGCTGAACTGGTTGACTCCGCCGCTGCCGACGGAGCTATTGCCCCAGCCAATCTCACCTGAGTAGCTATTGCTGCTGTTGTAGAACTCAATGCTGCTGTACCCGTCAACTGCCGTGTTCCGAATCTTCAGGTTGTGTCCGGTTGGTACCGAGGTCGACATCTCGACCAGGAAGCCAGCCGCAGGAGAGGCAACACCCATTCCAATTCGGTTGTTCACGGCATCGATAGTCAACAGATTGTCTGCTTGGTCAAACCGGACGTTGCCCGTTGCCACGAACCGATGGAACTCTGTAGAGCCGTGGGCGACGATGCTGTCGGTAGAGCCGTCCGTCTGCCAGAAGTTAACGTTGGCTCCTGGTGCCGCAAAGCTTGGGTTGCCGTACCCGATACGGAGGCGCTCAGTACCGCCGTTGCTCAGGTACGCGATGCTCGATGCTCCGCCTACGTTTGTGTTCTGGATTTCCACCAGATGGTCTGCGGCGACAGACCTGCTGACGTCCAGAGTTCGACTGGGGCTTGCGGTGCCAATGCCCACTCTGCTGTTTGTTGAGTCAACGACCAGTGTGTCAGTGGCGATATTCATGCCGGCGCCAGTGATGGTCAGAGTGCCAGTCATCGTACCGCCAACGAGGGGCAGGGCCGAGGTCGTTTGGGTCGTGTTGTCTGGGAATCGGAAGCCGCCAGTAGTGCTGAAGACAACCCCGCCTACTTCGAGTGACTGGGTTGGGGTGGCCGTCAACACGCCCACCCTATTGTTCACTGCATCTACAAACAGGACGTTGGTGTCGAAAGCGACGTTGCCGTTGGAAGCGACCAACATCCTTTCGGTGACAGACGAGCTGCCGGTACGAAGGCTGATTGCCTGTGCTTCCAGTCGCAGGTCTCGATACGCTGGACCAGTCCAGTTGACGCTGGAGATGGTCGTGATGCTTGAAGCGTGGCTCAGGAAGGCGCCGGCACCAGTTGCCAGGGTAGCGCCACGGACAGCCAAACCGCCGGTAGACACGTCCAAGCGGTCGGTTGGTGTAGCGGTGCCGATTCCGACCCTGTTGTTGGTTGCGTCGACAACCAATGTGTTGTCCGCACTGTCAATCACGATTCCCGCACCGGTGATAGTCAGGGTACCGGTCATCGTATCGCCGGTCTTGCTGACGAAGGAGCCCGAACTGACGTCCAGCGCTACCCAGGCAGCTCCATCACTGAACATGACCTTGGCGGTTGTGGTGTTGTAAACCAGATGTCCAGTGAAGGACGACGCCGGAGACGGCAGAGTGCCAGTGGTGTACGACTGGAGACCGAGGGGGTTTGTGTTGATGACCCTTCCGGCAAAAGTCTTGTCACCACCAATGGTTTGGGCGACTGCAGACACCAGACCTGCTACGGTAGCGTTGGCAAACGGCGGCGGTCCTGGAATGGCTGCTGGCATGAAAATCTCCTGAAGGGGTTACCCCTGCTTCCTAGCCAGAAGATTGCCGGCCGACACTGGCTTACGGGAAGGGGGTTCGCTCGAATGGGTTGATGAAGGTGGCGGCTCCACCGGAGTCCTTGAGGTCGAACTTCAGTAGTGGCGTGACCTTGTCGGTGTCGTAGAGGACCATACGGTTAGCGTCTGGGCCGCTGATGTGAATTCTCCAGCGGCCCTCCTCGTACTTCTTCAGCAGATTGACCACGTTGAGAATGCTGGTCTGTCCTGCGTTCAGGGCCAGGACGTTAGTGTTCACTGTTGAAACGTCGGTCTTGACGCCTGCGATGTCTGCTGAGATGGAACTGAGGACGGGTGCTCCGATCCGCGAAAAGGTGTCGACCTCTTCGTTGGAAACCACCTTGATAGCTCCAATGTAGGTCTTGTTTGAGGTGGTGGCCACGGCATAGGTCAAGAGACCCTGCTGGTCCAGATTACCTGCGCTGAGTCTGAGGAGGTACATGCCAGCGCCAGAGAAGGCTCCAGTGGTTACCTCAGACCAATCCGACAGAGCGACTGTGACGGTTGAGGAGCTGCCATCGGCCTTCTGAATAGCAGCCGCGACGCTACCAAATGCGATACCGCCGACGGGATTACCCCCCTGGTCGAAGATGCGAACGGGAACGAAGCGGGCAACGCCCTGTTTGTATTCAAGCATTAGTTCAGTCCTGTGTTGAATGCCGACCCGGAGCTGGCCGATTGGGCCACCGGGGAGTCGAACGGAAGAGGCTCTCCAGCCGAGAAGTCGTTGTACTGGTTCCTGCCCATTCGGTCGGCGCTCTGATGTACGATGTTGGGGAGATACACCGCCCAGGCGACCGCATTCCCATCGCTATCAACCCCCATACCAATGTCCATGTCCAGGGTGCTGGCTTGGAATGGATCGCCCTGTCTGGCGATGAAGGGGTAGGCTGTTGTGGAATCGAAACCGCCAAGGAGTGCCATACCCGAGTCAGTTGCTGAAATGCTTGAGGCGATATCCGCTTCTACCCAGTGGTCAGGAATCAAAGCTGGGAAGTAGTCGATTACGTAGGTTGAGCCTCCTGAGACAGCAAAAGGACCAATCGTCTCTCGAAACTGACCTGATGGCGATGCGGTGTTGGCTGGGAAGGTGACGTAGTCGTAGTTGACTGCTTCCTTCTGGCTTCGTGCGATGCTCCAGAGGGCGTCTGTCAAACGAGGGTTCCAGAAGTACTTCGGGAAGATGCCAGCGACTTCTCTCGAACTCAAAAGGAAGACGTACTGACCCATTCCCACCCTTTCGGTGCGTCGATTGGGGTCAAGCTCGGCAGAAGCAGTTCCACACACAGGCCTGGCCGTGACGGAGCTGCTCGCATTCGGGTATCCCTGTTCGAGTGTTCCTGCTGTGAAGAGATTCACAGAGGTCTGCTCCCATCGATAAGCACAGTACGCGACTGTGCCTGCGTTCAATGTCTGGTTCTGAAAGCTATCAAAATACCAAAGAGGCTGTGGATCCGCTCCAATGAGAGCGCCGGCTGAGGTGGTTTCCTGTGCGAAGTTGATGGTGATGCTGTTGGTGGTCAGCTGTGTAATAGTAGCTGCAAAGAGCGGAATCGTTACATTGAATGGACTGGCAGTGTTCGCTTGCTGACTCACCACAAACACACGGTCGCCACGCCTGTAGCCAGCAGCAATAGGATTGCCTGATGCGAAGCTGTAGGTTCTATTTGCTCCAGCAGTGACAGTAGCGTTTGAAACGAAGTGGGTTGCAGGCGAATTCGGGTTCCTGATAAGCAGACCACCGCCAATGATTTGACGGCTATTCAGGTTGTCGTTGAAGAGGGCGACGAACGAGTCCTTATCTGCAACGATTGCGTAGTTGTGGGTGTTTCCAGCCGTGAAGGAGAATTGGGTGACCGTGTTACCCTCTGGACCAATTCGATTGAACCCAAAGGTTCCATCCCAGAATTGGTACATGGTCATGTTCACGTTTGTTCCGGTGGCCGTCTGGACCCAAAGTCGTACAGCAAGAGATTCAGCTCCTGACTCTCCATTGCTGGTGAACAGGAAGTCGTTGTCCACCGTTCTAGACAGAAATCTCCAGACGACAGTGCCGTCGGTAATCGAGAGGGCAGTACCCGTCGGTCCTCCGCCAGTCGTGCTGGTACCAGTTTGCATAGCCTGGTATCTATTTCCGGAGTTCGTGACTACCGCACCCATCGTGTATGGTGTGGACGGCGCCCAGGCAACGCCGGCAGGCATAGCGGTAGAAACCCAGCCGGCAGCCGTGAGGGTATCGCTGATGGCACCAAGGATGCCATTGAGGGTCGTTTGGGTGGCGTCGACACCGCCCGCCGCTGCTGTCCTTCGTCCAGCTAGAGGCATAGAGTCCTCTTAGGGGTAGATTCCAGCCATAGCCCTGGTCATCGGGCCGATGGCAGTCATGATTCCGCTCGTTTGACCTGGGTTTACGATGACATAGGCGTCCGTCCCACCGACAACCACCTTGCTGCCTAGCGTCCACCTGTAGTCGGGAACTTCCCACCAGTACCGGAACCGGCCTCGGAATTCACCGTTCGCAACATTTCGCACACCCAGAGCCAGGATGCCGAACTTGCCAGTCTTGCGGTTGGGGTCAATCTCCAGGAACCCAGGGCTCCAAATCTGGAACAAGTTACTTGAGCTGCCCAAGTTGGTTGCATCGTAGTCACGGCCCTGTGAACCAAGCAGAGTAGTCGTGTTGCCGAGCTTACCCAGGTTGTGCAGAAATGGGGTGACCGTGCTGGTGGTGGTATGGGCAGCGACAACCGGGAAGGGGTCTTCTCCAACCTGAAGCTTGAGGGTGTCTGGGCCGTTACCGAAAGCCATGCTGATTGAGGCCACCCGAACAAGTCTGTTCAGCACATCAGTATTGTTGAAGGACACGATGGTGGTGGTCTCCACGTATTCTGCTGGAGAAGATGTCTTCCGGCCCACCAGGGTGATGCTGTCACCCACAGCATACGGTGGAGTGAGCGTGGCGATGTTGATTGACCCGGTATTGAGGTCTCGGTTGGTGCCGGCGGTCACGTTGTTGATGACCGTCACAATGTTGGGGTTCGAACCCATCACCTTGAGATGACTCACGTGGAATCGCGCGAAGTTGATGGAGGTCTCTCCAAACTTGGAGACGTTGACGGTCAGCTCGTCACGGTCACCAAACAGGGAGTAGTCGAAGAAAGAAAAAGCCTCTGGAAGTTCCGCACGACCACGTTCAAGCCATGAAACGCTGATTTGCCTGAATGGATTGTTGCTCCACGCGAATCCGCTGCCGGCAGCGTAATTGACTGCTGGATTAGCTGCGGCTTGGTCGTTGGTATTAGAGCTTGAACGACATCCACCAGAGCCACTTCCTGGAAGTGTGGCAGTGAGTGTCGTGTCCCAG